ACTTACCTGCACCGAATGCCACCGACCGAACTCGGTCCCTTATGGACGTGGTTTCCGTATTTGCGCCATCTGCTCACAGCGTGAATTGAAGCGCGAGCAACGTAAAAGAACACAGCGTCGCATCCAGACCATCGGCGGCTTCGTGGTCGTTGTCCTGGCTGTATGGACCGCATGCATGATGGCGTCTGATTGGAACACTCCGAACTCACCAGATCACCGCGTACATCAGGCGATGCAAGCTCGTGACTGACACCATCAAGACGTGGTCTCAGTACCGCATAAGCAGACGCGCCAGCACGGATGGACTCCTCACAAAGGAGGAGGAGTTCTTCCTCGGTCGCATGGTGCACTCTGGCTCACAGCGTGACAAAGACAAAGCGACTGCTGAACTGATTGAACACAACGTGCGAATGGTCAGCGCCATCGCCAAGAAGTTCCGTGGCCGTGGATGCGAACACGAGGACATGATGACCGACGGCATGCTCGGCCTGCATCATGCAGTCCAGCGCTACGACTGGTCACTCGGTCACCGATTCAGCACCTACGCCACGAACTGGATTCGCCAGGCAATCGGTCGCGGTGTCGAGAGTCGTGGTCGCGACATTCGTCTACCGTCTCATGCCATCGCGAAGCTGTCGCACATTCGAGTGTCACGCCATGAGTACACGCTCAAGCATGGACAGCCGCCGACTCCGGCTGAACTTCTCGCATACGTCCGTGAAGTCAAGCACACTTACCCGAAATACCTTCACAAGCAAATCGACTCGCTCGATGTCGAATACCTGGCGGAGATTCTTCGACATGACACGAAGATTGTGTCGAGCTTTGATGAGGTCAACACCTATGGTCAAAGCAAGTACGACTTTATTCCTTCAACTGACAAACCTGTGCAGGACAGCTTGGACAAAGAAGAACTCTACGCACAGCTGCGAAGCATGATGGCGATACTCACAGACCGTGAGGTCGCATGTCTTCGCCTTCGCTATGGCTTTGATGGATTGTGCGATGGTCGCTCACTCGAGGATGTCGGTCTCCTGATCGGGTACAGTCGCGAGCGCATCAGACAAATACAAGTACGCGCAATTGCGAAACTGCGCGTCAATGCCGGCGCCGATATCCTGGCGCAGATTTTTGAGAGGATGGAACTTTGAACGAGTCAGAACATCAGATTGCGTATTTCAACTGGACGCGTGTCATGGGCGGAAGACATCCACGCCTAGATACAATCTTCGCCATTCCAAACGGTGGATATAGAAGCAAGGCGACTGCCGGTCGACTAAAGTCTGAAGGACTCAAGGCTGGTGTCTGGGACATCTTCATTCCGGTACAGATGGGTCAACACTGCGGGATGTGGATCGAGATAAAGGTAGGCAAAAACAAACTCACGCCAGGACAGATCGCGTTTCGTGAGTCTGTTGGTGATGCTTACCTTTGGTTCACTGCTTATTCCTGGGAGGAAGCAGTCGAAGCGACATGCAAGTACTTAGGCATCTCCAGTGGCATCAACTAACAGCTGCTCGTTGATCTCATCGGCGAGCTCGATGCTGTGCATCTCACAGATCAGGTACCAGACCGCTTTGAGCAGATCGTCGGTCTTATCTTCGCCAGGCTTTGAACCTGCGCGGAGAAGGTATTTAAGGGCATTTCCTCTTTTGAAGTCGAGACCATAGGCGTCGATTATCTCGATGGGCTGCATCGGTTGTTTGCGGTAATGTGTCGGAACCTGCTTGGACATGCAGGATTGTAAGGGGAAATAATGAATCGTGTATCACAGGCTGTGACATTTTTGTCATGGCTATTTGAGCCGTACTCTGACGGCTTCGTCGAGATTCGATGTCTGAATCAAGGACGAAATCAGATGCGCTTCTACGAGCTTCCACGAACGGTCGAAGACTGGACCGGCATCGGCGAAGCATGCGTTCAATGGAGCGACGAAGGAAATGATGTATACGTTGGCGTGTTGCCACGCTGGCGTAAAGGAGGAAGGGACACCGATGTTCATTCTGCTGCTGTGGTGTGGTGCGATATTGATGATCTTGCTGGTCTGGATGAGACTGCAACGCTTGCTAAGGTTACAGTCGCGGTACGCTCGGGGAAGGGTCTCCACTGCTACCGTCGACTCAAAATGGCTGGTATTGGGACTAAGCCAACAGAACAGCGAGAGTTTGTACAGCTGCTCGAGAGATGGATGCTCACACTCTCGAGTGCCGCTGACGTCAAGTGCAAGAACCCGTCAAGAATCCTACGAGTTCCTGGAACTCTAAACTGGAAGAATCGCGAACTACCTCGATTGGTGGAACTCGCGAAGTACCCGCCAGAAGCCTCCAGAATCGTCGAGGAGACACATCCACTCATCCATGGGGCGATGAGTGGTCACGGCTATTGATCGCCGCCAAAGCGGGGGACCTTCCAAAGCGCGAGCGGGGCAATTGGAATCTGGGCAAGTACAAGCACGGCGACTATTTGCTGTACTGTTTCAATCACACCATCATCGGCATCGAGCAGATGCGAGGTATGGGCATGATTGCACATGCGGAAGAGTGTCGTAAACTCGTAACCACTGCGCTGGACACGCAGACATTCACAGACTAGGAACAACATGGAAGAACTTTCACTGGACGATCTCCGGCTCATGGTTGCCGGAGACATGGCCACGCATGCTCGCGTCGTGGCAAATGGTGAGCACCACTGGGACCGGCTATTCCAGCCACAACCTGCAAGCGGTGGACCATTCAACGGACGAAACAATGCGCTGGTCACACTGCTTGGATTCTTGCGAGCAAAGCGCTTCTCGATTGACCAGGCGAACATCTTCAGCATCTGGTGGAGTGACACATACTGCGAACCTCCACTCGAGCCTGAGCTCATCCGTGAGACCACTGGCCGCTTCTGGGTTCAGTGGGCACAGGGTAATGTCCCCGACGATCTGCCAGGCGGAGAGACGATGTCTCCCTGGGAGGTCTGGGACTGGACCCGCATGGAGGTCGAAGAGCAGAAACTCGGAGCGCAGTCCTGGCTGATTCCGAACGTGCTCTCGACTGGCGGACTTCATTATCTTTCATCGCCACCAGGCAGTGGCAAAACGTGGGTGATGTGCGATTTGATTCGCGCAGCTGTATTCGGCGACAAGTGGCTGAACGAGTTCGACATCCCTCAGACCAAAGTGTTGTACATCGATGAGGAGATGGGTGTCCAGAAGGTCCTACAGCGGCTGAGGAAGCTCGGAATGCGTTCGGCTGAAGGAATGGGCTACCTCAACAGAGTCGGCATCAGGCTGGACAACGTGCTCGATGTCGAACGAATCGTGAAGCATTGCCAGTCGCAGGGTATTGGTCTGGTGCTCATTGACTCCCTGGTGCGTGTGCATGGCCTGGACGAAAACGACAACAGTCAGATGCGTCGACTCTACGACTCATTTAAAAAGCTGCTTGATGTCGGCATCACTGTCCTGATCGCTCACCACAATCGCAAGGGTGGCACTGACTCGACAGTCAAGCACGAAGGTATGCGAGGCGCTGCGGAGATTGTCGCAGCTGCTGACATGGCGTTCTCTGTTGAGAAGCAAGCGAACGGCCTGTATCGCATGTACGTCACGAAGGGCCGTCTAATCAGTGATGAGGACGCCATCGATGTGACCTTCGAGATCCGGGATGAGGATGGCCTCACGAAGGTCAGGACGCTCGACGCTGGCGCCAGGAGCGAAGTCATCACACAAGAGATTCGCTCGAAGCTCATTGAGCTCATCAGTGAAACACCAGGCATCTCACAGGCACGTCTGGCGGAGTTATGTGGCGGTCGAAAATCAGTCGTTGCAGCTACACTCGCGGACCTCGAAGCGAGTCGAATCGTGGCGTTTGACAAGGGTCCCAGGAACGCAAAACTGTACCGTCCGACAGGTCTTTTATAGGCGTTTGACCTGTTCCCGCGACCTGTTCCCGACCTGTTCCGCCCTTAAGGATAAAGAAACGGGAACAGGTCAGGAAAATCCCCCCTTTGGAATCCCCCCTGCCAGCATGTTTAGACGCGTGCTGGCTTAGGGGTATGAGTTGAAACTGTTCCTGCGGGCCGGGCGCTTACGCTGGCCCACGGAACAGCATCAACTTCTTCTTGACAGGATGGTTTGATGTTTGGTATCGTTGACATGTTGGTGGTGGAAATAACCTTTGGATTGGTAAATTGAGACCATCACCAACATCAACTGAGTGGCCTATGGCCAAAGGAGTATGAGAGTATGGGTTTCTTTTCTTCCGCCACGTTTAACGATGGCTCCGCGCAGTTTGAAGCAGCTGCAGCAGGCGCTTATGTCTGCCGTCTCGCAAATGTCGAGAGCATCGACCGACCATCCTACGATGATCCGAATGTGATGGTTCCGAACTTCC